GGCATTTCGAGATCAGATCTTCACAATCAAGGCCGAAGCAACAAGCGGAACCCTTGAAACCCTTGCCGCTGCGGATGCTATTCGCTGCGGCAAGTTTACGCCCAAGGTTCAAGATTTTACAGCGATTGAGCGGACGCAGTTAGGCGTCAGGCCTGGCACGCCTCAAGCGTCTCGGATGACCGACAAAAAGACGACCTTCACCGTTCCGTTTGAATGGGCAGGCAGCGGCACCCCAGGCACCCCCAGTGGGATCAACAAGATCTGCTTAGCCGCTGGCCTAAATTCTGCGGTGGTGACGAGCACCAGTATCACCCGAGCCCCCGCGTGGCCGTTCCCGTCTACCACCTATTCGGTCGGCACTTCTGTTGATGGGGTCAGGTATGCAGGAGCTGGCGCACTGGTTAGCAAGCTGACGGTTGAGTCCAAGGCCAGTCAGCCGCTGATGGGCATGGCAGATTTTGTGGCCCTCTATCGGACCCCTCTCACGCAAGCAAACCCAGCCGTAACAAGCTGGCCTCCTCAGGTCGATTCGGTGGTGTTTGATTCATCTTCAACAACCCCTGGATCTTGCACCCTGACCCCTGCGGGCGGTTCCGCTGTAGGGCTGTGCTTTGAAGAATACACTTATACGAAAGAGAATATCTACTCTTTAATTAGCAACGCTGGTTGCTTGCCTTATTTTGCCGTTACTGACTACAAAATAAGTGGTACGGCCAAGGTTGCTCGCCCTGCAATTGCGACGCTTGATCTGTTTGGGATTGCCGAAAGCTCAACCCTGTGCGCAATGGCGCTGCCTATTGGCACCATTGCCGGCAACATCATGACCTTCAATCACCCACGGATTCAGCTCATTTGCGATCTGGAGGACAACAAGGACCTTCCTTATATCAGCTTTTCCTGGGTGGCCAGGAGCGGCGACAATGCCAACCAAGAACCTTTTATTGTTGAGACTTGATCACCTAAGCTGTCAATCCTAACCTTTTGCAATCATCTTCCCATGGCTTTTGATTTTTACGAAGTAGGCGACATTTTCAAAGCGGAAGTAAAGCATAACGTCACACTGGAAGATGGAACGCGACGGGACATAACGTTTACCGCGTTTTTTGAAAGGATGGAGCAGACGGAAATTCAAGAGCTAAACGAAGCAATCAGGCACTATCGGGCTGTACTCCTGGCAATTGAAGACGGCAGGGAGCCCCCTAGCGCGGCCAAGGGCGTGCAATCAGTTGACTATGTTTATATTGCTAATCGCGTGTTGCAGGGGTGGGGCGATGACATGCTTTACGACGGGGAGCCGTGGAAGTTTGACGAAGATTCAAAGAGAAAGGTGGTTCAATTCCCAGGGATGGCGCAGGCGATTGCTGATGCTTGGACAGAATCAACCGCACCTGAAACCGGAAAAAAGCCAACCTCAGGGAGATCGCGGGGGAATGGCATCGTCAAATGACCCAGGCGCCGGCCAAAACATGGGAGCAGGAAGAGGCTGCACAGCGGCGCTCTGCTGAAGGGCTGGGCATCGTCTACGTGCCCCAGATTCGCAAGGATCGGCCCGAACCGGCTGAGCCGATTTGCCGGATATGGCCCGAGAACATGGACGCCTTCTTGCTCTGGTGCAAGGTGGCCCCCACTCAATGGCACTGGGCCACGGGCTACACCCCGGACGGGCGCCCGCAACTGATGCGGACAGGCCTTGTCCACGAGGCAGCAATGCAGCGAGCCCTTCTGACGTGGTGCCGTCGGCGCGTTGACGCGATCATGGATGATCTCGCAGTGATCGAGCACGAGTTTCTACGACTGGAAAGGGGTTTTTGATGGCCGTCAATTTTGCTGCAATCCTCAAGATCGCCGCCCAGGTTGTCGGCACCGAGCAAGTCGCCAAGCTCGGCTCAACCTTCAAGCAGGTAGAAGGTGCCACGCAGTCGCTCACCAGCAAACTAGGCCCGTTGAGCGGTGCCCTGGGTGCCCTGGCCCCGATTGCAACGATTGGCGGACTGGGGGCGCTGGTGGGAAGAACGATTGAACTAGGCGACTCGATGAACGACATGAGCCAGCGAACCGGCGTCAGCGTTGAATCACTGGCCAGGTTTAGGAAGGCGGCGGCGACATCAGGAACTGACATCGATGCGGTCGCCAAATCGCTTGTCAAGCTCAGCAAAGGCCTTTACGAAACCGCACAAACCGGCAAAGGTCCGGCATCTGAAGCACTGCAGACCTTGGGCATCAGCGCAACAGATGCAGCCGGTAAGCTCAAGACGGCGGATCAGGTAACGCTAGAGATAGCAAACAAGTTTAAGACTATGCCAGACGGCATAGAAAAAACAGCTTTAGCAATGCAGTTGTTTGGCAAGTCAGGCGCGGATATGATCCCAATGCTGAACGAAGGCGGCAAAGCTATCGAATCATTAAGCGTAAAGATGACGGCAGCATTCGCCAAAAAGGCGGATGAGTATAACGACAAACTAGCTATGCTTGGCGGCAAGGTCGGCGGCCTTGCTGCTGGACTGACCGTGGCCTTGCTGCCTGCGCTGGATGCAACAGCCACAGCGCTGACTGCGGTGATTGATGCCTTCACAATGCTGCCAGGCCCGATACAGGCAGCGGTTGGGGGCGTGGCACTGTTGGCCGTGGGCTTTACCCTGCTGGCTCCCATCATCACCAGCGTGGTAACGGTGCTGGGCGCGTTTGCCGGCCTGGGTATTGGCGCCACTCTGGCGGGCATAGCCGGCGCGATCGTGCCGGTAGCCACCGGCCTGGCTGCCCTGGTCGCCGGGTTCGTGACCGCCCCCATCCTGATCGGCGCGGCAGTCGTGGCCACGGCGGTGGTGATTTTCAATTTCCGCGACCAGATCGCCGATGCCTTTCGGGGGCTCTGGGATCTGATCGCCAACCCCACCACCGGGTTCGTCGCAATGATCGGCGGCGGCTGGGATTTGATGATGGACGGCATCAGCAGCTACGCCAGCAACATCCTCACCAATCTGGGCGAGAACTGGACGGCCTTCATTGACACCATCATCGGCCCAGAGAACGGCCTGATTGCGCGCCTGGGGCAGACCTGGAATCTGGCCATGGATGGGATGAGGGGCTATGCCGTGGGCCTGGTGCAGCCCATTACCGATGCCTGGGAATCGATCGTAGGTACGGTGCGGGGGGTGATCAATTCGGCGCTGTCGCTGGCAGGGCGGGCGGTTAACAGCTTCATCGAGCAGATCAACCGCCTGATCGCCGCGGCCAATTCGGTGAGCGCCGCTGTGCGGGGCCCGCAGCTGGGAATGATTCAACCCGTGCAGGTGCCGCAGTTTGCCGTAGGCGGTCGGGTGGATCGGGCAACGCTGATCATGGCCGGCGAGGCGGGCCCCGAGTACATCGTGCCCCAGAAAAAGGTTCCGCAGTTCATCGCTGCGCAGATGGGCGACCAGGGCCTGGGCATTCGCCAGGGCAGCGCCGCTGGAGGGGGCTCCAGAGGCGGCAGCTTTACCGCTGAGTTCAAACTCAATCACACCGGCCCTGTCTACCGGCTGCCCAATGGCGCCGACGCCATAACCATGGCCGACGCCGAGGCGATCACCGCCAGGGCACTGGAGGACTATGAGGCCTACCGGGTGAGCATTGACGGTCGCCGCGCGATAGGGATAGCCTGATGCCCGACTACGGCCCCCACGTCTACACCCAGACCCTGAAGTGGATGGATAGCAGCGGCAACGCGAAGGCGCGGTGGCACCGGCTCGATGGGATCAACAATCAACCATTCAGTTCCTTTGACGCTGGCGATGGCGATGGGCTGCAGAGCTGGGAGTTTCAGGAGTTCGCGTGCCCTGGATTCGATTCGGGCCTGACATCGGGATCGGTCGAGATCACCTGCGCTTACTCCCCTGCTGCCATGGCCCTAACGCTCCGGGCAAACACCAGCCAATGGCTGATTGAGGTGACCCAGTATGAGATCGTGCCCGGCGGCCTGGTTCGGATTGATTCGGTCCTGGTGGGCAGCATCACCGCCAGCGGCACCCTGACCGGCATCACGATCAACGGCACTATCTCACCGCCTCCGGTTGCGGTGACGGTCCCGCCAATCGTGCTCACGCAGGAGCTGATAGGCGCGCCCTGCGTGTTGGATTTTTCAACATGATTGGATTCAAATCCAGCAGCCCAGGCAGCAGCAAATACGGCAAGACGACAGTTTCGCTGGGCAGGGCCTCCGCAGCACTGGGGGGAGCTGCCCGGCCCACGGCCGTGACTGCTACCGAGGCCCAATCGGACTGGAACGCCAATCAGCAGGCGATGACGCTGCTGGAGCGGGCGCCCATTGTCTGGTGCCGGCGCATCGGCGACACCTGCGGCAGTCCATCAGATGCAGGCATCGGCGGGGTGATCGTCAGCCCGAAGGCCAGCGCCTGCCGGTTTGACACTCCGGTGCTGGAGGGCGAGCCCGTGGCCAATGCCGTGGCGGTGAAGTGGCGACTGGTTGTCAGCCAGGGCCGCCTCGGCGGCATCTCGGTCAACGGTGTCTTTCAAGGCCGCTGCCGGGTCGGGAGCTTTAGCCAGTCCTATGGCCCCAAAACTGCTGGCACCTGGACCCCTGGCAACTTCCTGGTTGATGTTTATTCAGGGTCGCAGTTAATCGCCAACAAAGTACAGGCACCTACGCAATGCGGCACGGTTGGCACACATAAAGACCTGACAACTGTATCTTTCAGCGCTGTAAACTTCAACGGCTTTGATAGTGATGGCGTCGGCCTGCCAGACCGTGGCCACTGGAAACGAAAAATAAATCTATTTATTCGCAATGGAGTCGAATCAATCAGGTTACTGGATAATGTCTACGGCAGCTCTAACAACCTAAGCGAGCTTTATTTATACCTACTAAACAATGATGGCCGCACCGCGCCGGTCCGGATTGATCGGGAGTCGCTGACCGCAGCAGCCCGGTTCATGGATGCCAACGGGCTCTACTGGAATGGGGTGCTATCAGAGCCAACCAGTATCAGCGACTGGATGAGCAGGATAGGCCCTTACTTCATGGTGCGGGAAACCAAGATCGCTGGGCGCTACGGCCTGCGGCCACTGCTGCCCGTTACGCCATCTGGCACTATTGACACCGAGCCACTGAAGCCGAAATGGGTGTTTGATGGCGAGGCGGTCGTCACCGGTAGTTACACCTGGCAGACGGTTAGCGCTGAGGCCAGCCGACCCTATCGGGCTGTAGTGGCCTGGCGCCAGCAGGGCCCTGACGGATTGTCCAGGATGACCCGGACCACAGAGGTGGCCTATGACGACACCCCAGACACCGCCCCAACAGAGGAGCACGACCTGAGCCAGTTCGCCACAACCGAATTGCACGCAGCCAGGGCGATGCGGTTTGGCCAGGCAAAGCGGCGGCATGTCACGCACACCGCAGCGGTGGCGATCAAGTCCGGTTATTGGAACTCGACCCTGGGAGAGGGCGGGCTGATCCAACTGCAGCTGGACCGCGAGGACGTGGACGGGGTGAGCAGCCCCCTGGTCGAGAATTACTGGATTGTCAGCGCCAACACCGGCCGCGACGGCATCCTTACTCTTCAGTTGGAGCACTGCCCGGTTGATGAGCTAGGGCGCTCCCTGGTGGCCCTGGATGTTGCTGCGGTTCAGGTGGAAGCCGCTTTCCTCCTGACTGGTGACACCGCCCCCTCCTGCGATGCCGACTCCGGCCGGGCCACTGATTGCTCAATCCCCGCGGCAGATGAGCAGAGCTGGACGCCCGACGAGGTCTGGTTCTACGGCCGTAACGGCAGGCGGCCAAACAGCGGCGAATATGTGAGCGGTGGATTCCGGTCTGGCGGTGGTGGCGCTGCCGGCGGGCCTGGCGGTGGTGGAGGTGGAAGTGGAGGTGGTGGAGGTGGCGCTGCTCCCCCTGGCCCCCTGCCCCCTACCGGCCCGGTCGATCCCCCCGGCATTCCGGCATGGCCTGGCACCCCTGATGGGCCGGCGGATCCACCGCTGCCACCACAACCGCCAACTGACTTTACAAAATACGTGCTGATCTTAAGCTATATAGCGGTTGGCGACTTTGCTAAGCATGGCCCTAAAGGGTCTGCTTATGGTCAACAGATTGATATAAGTATCACCCCAGGGCAGTCAGCTTATATAGATGGAGATTCAAATGATTACTTTACATACGTTCAAATTGTCAATGCAGACGGTACTCTAGGTGCGAAAAATGAGTATCAGCACTTGGTAGATGGCAGCTTTGTAGATACGTGGCAATACAAATGGGTAGGACGAGATCTAGGAGGCGTCTAACTTAAATGGCCAATTTCCCCGCCCTCCGCCCCTCCACCGTCTCGATCACCCCCGGCGTGGTGCCCGCCACCCTGCAGGTTGGCTACGACGGCACCACCAGCACCAGCACCGCCGATCTGGTGGCCAGCGGTGACGCCCTGGTGATGACATTTGAAGGGCTCTCCGAGGCCCAGGCCAAGAGCGTCATCGACCA